TATAGTTTTTGCTGTTTCCTATAACTGGAAAGCGAATAGATCTGCTGATAGTGGTTCTACACCCTCAAGCATTTAGCGTAAGCCTAAAGCCCAGAGAGAGGCAAACGGTCTAGCAGGGGTAGGAGAGCCTGTGAGGGGCGTTCGGTGTTTACGTGTAAATATACTCTACGGAACATAGAGATCCCCTTGACGAGCCATAGAGGTATGTTAGAATGGTCTTTGAGTCCATAGAGGTCCATAGAGGTCTTAAGATTTAAAATCCTAACCCTTTAGGGACCCTGGGCTTCGCCCCACCAACTTTAAGTTCCCTTTGTGGACCATATATAAACTGTCACCTACCGCGAAGTTGAATGACTCACATTTATGATATAATGATCGAAGGACAAAGAGTTCATCAGGGAATCTCTGAAGACTTGTTCTTAGAACTAATGGTAGATTTCTCTACCGCATATTATGAGACTGGTTTTCCTCATCCAGACTCCATTTCACACACCACTTACATTAAGGAGTAACAAATGTTCGGAAAAACACAAGAAAAGGTAGAAAAAGCTGGTAAAAAGACTCGTCAAGGGCGATCTAACCGCACGAAGCTTTCCGCTACCTCCTCTAGAGTCAAGCAAAAGCGCTATCGTGGTCAAGGTAGATAATTAAATAAATAAATTTGGGGATAGAACCCCCCTAAAAGTTCTAAATTTACTTTTTTTAGGACAAAAACCAATGGGAAGACCTGTAGATCGCTCACCTGGCGTCGTTTTAGTAACTGATTACGGTGCTCTAGACCGAGCTTTAGCTCAAAAAGCTAAAATTGAAGCCGAAAAAGCCAAAAAAACCAAATAAATTCAAAAAGCTCCTCCTGGAGCTTTTTTTATGTCTAATTTTTTGGCATAAATACTGATAAATGTCGTATTTTTATGATGGCTGACGTAAATCGCGTTTCTAGGTCATTCAAGGATATTAGTTTATCCTTTTTACCCCACCCAGTAACTGGTGATCTTGGGGTTTTAAAGAATGAGAGGGCGATTAAGCAGTCGGTGCGCAACATTGTAGAAACTATTCCAGGTGAAAAGTTCTTTGAACCACTTTTTGGGTCTGATGTTAGAGGTCAGCTGTTTGAAAACGCAAATTATGCTACCGCCTTTGCCGTTGAAGACCAAATAAGAGTTTCTTTAGAAAACTTTGAGCCTAGAATTGATGATATCGTTGTTAAAGTTGATCTTTTTACAGATCAGAATGAATTAGGCGTTAGTATTGCTTACAAAATTGTAGGTGAAGAGTTTCCACCCCAAAATTATACATTTATTTTAACGAGTACTAGGTAATGGCTTTCACCAAGTTTACTAATTTAGACTACGATCAAATTAAAGAGTCTATTAAAGACTATCTAAGAGCAAACTCTGATTTTACTGGGTTTGATTTTGATGGATCCAACTTTAGTGTCCTTATTGATACTTTGGCATACAATGCCTATATCAATTCAGTGAATGCCAATATGATTGTTAATGAATCCTTTTTGGATTCTGCTACTCTCCGTAGAAATGTAGTTTCTTTGGCAGGAAACATTGGGTATCTACCCAGATCACAAAAATCAGCTCAAGCTCAAGTCAGGTTTAGTATAGACACTGGCTCTAGCACCTCTACGTTGACCTTGAAGGCTGGTCTAGTCTGTGTTGGCACTGAAGACAACAGCAGTTACGTATTTTCCATTCCAGAGCCTATAACAGCCACTGTGAATCAAGGTGTTGCTGTGTTTGGTATAGATAGTGATCCAATAACAATTTACCAGGGAACATTTGCTAGGACATCATTTCCTGTAGATACTTCATTGGACCAAAGATACATTATTAATAACCCAAATATTGATTTTAGTACACTTGTAGTAAGAGTAAGAGATGAGAATGATGTTGGGTTGGGACAAGAGTGGGAAAGAGTAAAAAATATTATTAGAATCGATAAGAATAGTGAAGTTTACTTCCTAGCAGAAGTAAACCAAGAAAATTATGAATTATTGTTTGGGGATAATATTTTTGGTAAGGCTCTAGTCAACAAACAAACAATTGAATCCACATATATCATTGGTGATGGTAAAGGTGGTGATGGAGCTAGTCAATTTAGCTTCGCTGGCTCTTTGATTGATGATCTTGGCAATCCAGTCTCCCCATCAAACGTGGTTGATGTAACTACCATAACAGCCGCTAGAAACGGTGCTGATGTAGAGAGTGTAGAATCTATCAAGTACTATGCTCCCCGCGTTTATGGAGCCCAATACAGGGCTGTTACGGGGCGTGACTACGAAGGCATCATTAAACAGCTATATCCAAATACAGAATCAATCTCTGTAGTGGGTGGAGAAGAGCTAATACCTCCACAATTCGGTAATGTCTTAATTAGCATCAAACCTGTCAATGGTGTTGAAGTTAGTGACTTTGATAAGAAGAACATTCTTGATGGATTGAAGCAATATACAATTGCTGGGATCAATCAACAGATTGTTGACCTTAAAGTTCTCTTTGTTGAGATTGAAAGTGCTGTTTACTATGACACAACAAAAACAACTACAGCAAATACTTTGAAGAGTGCTGTTGTGCGGTCTCTAAACGCATATGCTGGTTCTATTGATATTAATAAGTTTGGTGGTAGATTTAAATACTCCAAGTGTCAGAAAGTTATTGATGATACTTCATCTGCTGTAACATCAAACATCACAAAAGTTATTATTAGAAGAAATCTCAATGCTGCTGAAAATCAGTTTGCTCAATATGAGTTATGCTATGGTAATGCGTTCCATATTATTCCTGGTGGGGGAAGTGTAAAGAGTAGTGGATTTAAGATTACTGGAAATTCAGCAACTCTCTTTATTACCGACACTCCAAATACGGATGCTGCTGGTCAACTAGACGGATCCGGTAAAGGTGTCATATCATACATTAGTGAAAATCCTAATGCCAGTGATGGAGAAGCTAATTATACAACTGTAGTTAAAAATGCTGGTATTGTTGATTACACCAAAGGTGAAATACAATTATTCACTGTAAACATAGCTTCAACAAATCTGGATAATAAAATTATTGAAATTCAGGCATTTCCACAGTCTAATGACGTTATTGGTCTTAAAGATCTCTACGTTTCATTTGACGTTTCTCAGAGCCCTATAAATATGATTAGGGATACAATTTCCAGTGGTGAACAGATCTCTGGCGTTGGTTTCCCAGTAACATCAAGTTACGGAAACGGCAAATTAACAAGGTAACAACAGGTATCTTAGTATGATTGGTACTGGTATTGAAGTGAGAGTGAAGATCCAGGATATCGTTTCTTCCCAACTCCCTAGTTTTATTTTAAGTGAAGCACCATTAACTGATGACTTCTTAAAACAGTTTTATATCTCCCAGGAGTTTCAGGGCGGTCCAATGGACTTTGCCACAAATTTAGATCAGTACCTTGATATTAATAATACATCATCTCAAGCATTATATGGCACATATGAACTAACTGAAGACATAACAGCAGAATCTGATGTTGTTTATGTAAACACAACTAATAGTTTTCCTGAAGCCTGGGGACTTCTAAAGGTTGGTGATGAGATAATGACATACACTGGTATCACTACCAACACATTTACTGGTGTTGTTAGGGGATTCAGTGCCATTACAGACCTTCACGCTGATGGTGCTCCCCAAGAGTTGGTATTCCAGACTTCAGATGCTTCTGGGCACCTTTCAGGGGCACCTGTAGAGAACTTAAGTGTACTATTCCTAAAAACATTTTTTGATAAAATTAGAGCTACGTTTGCTCCTGGATTTGAAGATCTAGATGTTGCTGACGACCTTAATGTTGGTAACTGGATTAGAAATGTACGTTCATTCTTCCAAACTAAAGGAAGTGAAGAATCTATTGTCATTCTATTTAAAGTATTGTATGGGGAGACACCTAGAGTTGTTGACCTAGAGAATTTTCTAATTAAACCATCAACAGCAGAGTACTCAAGAAGAGATTATGCCGTTGCTATTCCAGTTAAAGGTAATCCAACACAGTTAAAGGGAAGAACTATATTTGAAGTAGGAAATCCTAGCGTATTTGGTGCTGTTTCTGAAATTGAGACCTTTACTAGAGATCAAAATTTATACTATAGAATATACTTCTTCGTATCCAATGATGAAATTGGAAATGAGAAGAAACTATTTACTGTACCAGCTAGATCATATACCCAAAGACCTTGGAATCCAGGTGATACCACTATTACTGTAGATAGTACTATTGGTTTCCGTAATAACGGTAAATTTATTACCGAAGATGGTGTTGAATTTGAATATGAGCAAAAGAGCGTCAATCAGTTTTTGGGCGTTACCTGTTCTGATCCATTAAAAACTATAGACATTAAAGAGCAGATCATTGACAATATTGTTGTAAGTGGAACTAGTTCAGATGGCGAAGAAATCACTGTAAGATTGACTGGTGTTATTTCTGATCTATCCTTTGGTAAGGAAGTGCCATTTAACTTCATTGGTGAGAAAATTAGAGTAGATACTCTTGGGGAAAATATTCTTGGTCCTGTTGCGGTTAGGGGAACACAGACAGTTCCACAAACTATTGCTAACAGCTTCATCTATAATACAAGTGTAAGATTTGAAGTTAGGGGTGTTGATGGTACAGAATTTACCTTATCTGCTAATTACTTAGATAAGGCTAGCATTGCTCCTGGAGATACTGTAGATATTCTACAACGTGGCGGTCAAATTCCATATGTTACTGATCGTTTAGTCGATAGCGTTGATTTTGTCAATTCTACGGTAACGATTAATGATACCTTCGGTATTCCTACCAATCAGCCACTAGATATTAGAAGAAATCAGAAGTATGCTAATAGTAGCGGTACTCCTATTGATTATGGCAATAATGCGGTACTATCTAACGTACTAAACTTATATGATGCCAGAGAGTATGACTCCAACTATTATGTTGCCACTAACTCATTACCATCATATGAGATCACTGCTAATATTGTTGAAAGTACGATAGTCGATCCTACTCCAGATACATTTGAAGATTTTAATAGCTTTACTGGTGAGTACTCTACTCTAGTCTTCCCAGAAGAAGTTCAGTTCTTTACTGGAGATTTGATTTCATATACTGTCAGTAAGGATACTGTCCCACTAACTGATGTTGGTGAGTATTATGTTCAGGTTCTAGAAGATAAGAGAAAAATTAAATTATATGTGTCCCCATCCTTTATCGGTAGCGCAAGCTTTGTTGGCTTTACTGAAACTGTTGGAGTAGGGACGCATTTCTTCACTTTGGATAGTCAGAAGACTCGTCAAATTACCACGAAGCGTGTATATAGAAAAATTCCAGTATCTGATACTTTAATTTCTATTGATAGAGAGCCAGAACCCACTAGACCTGGTGCTATCGCCGTGCTTACTAATGGTGTGGAGATTGTATCCTATAAGTCTCCTGATAAAGTATATTTGGGACCTATTGAAAAATTGGACGCAGTTTCACGGGGAGAAGGTTACAGTGTAATTACACCACCAAAGGTTGAAATCGCAGAGCCAGATGTATTGATCTATGAGCTAGTATCTCCTCCTGTTGTTCCTACTAGAGCTTTTGGTACTCCTGTAGTTAAAGGAAAGCTAGAAGAAATTCTAATTGACCCACAAGATTTTGATATTGATCAAGCATTCAGCATTACTGTGCGTGGTGGCAATAGTAGGGGTGCTACAGCGATTCCTGTTGTTGACAGGCAAAATAGAATCATTCCTTTTGACAGTAGAGTTACTGATCTTGGTGGTGGTGTTAATTATATTGATAATAGTATTTTATTCCAGGCAGCGCATAACTTGGCTACTGGAGATGCTGTTGTATATAATAATAAAGGTGCGAAAAGTATTGGTACCTCAAAAAATGCTGTACCAGCAATTAGTGGTGGAACCACACTGTCCAATGGTGGTATTTACTTTGCTGAAGTTTTAAATGTAAAAACAATTCGCTTATATGACACTCTAGATAAATTGAAGGGTGGTGGTGATCCAGTATACTTATCAGAAAACTTAAATGGTTATGGTATTCAATCATTTGACACCTTAAGAAAAAATACAATTATTGGAGCTACTATTTCTGACGATGGCGGTTTCTTCTTCTATAGGAATATGGAGTTTGCTCCATCAAACGTCTTTACTGCGTATGATGAAATTAGATATTTTGAGCACGGTTTTGAGAGTGGTGACATTGTTGAGTATGGTACTACTGGGACCTCAATTGGTGGACTATCAACTTCAAATCAATACTATGTTTATAAAGTAGATGACAATATTCTTAAGTTGTCCGATGCTGGTATTGGTGCTACTATTAGTAGCAACTATGATAGATTAGAGTTTGTTGATTTGACCAGCGAAGGAACTGGTAAGCATAATATTAAGTATCCAGATATCACAACAGAAGTCGTTGTTTCTTATGCTAGTACTTTTAGTGGAGAAGTTAAAGCTACTCCTGTTATTAGAGGATCTATTGAGCAAGTTTACACTAATGACGGTGGTTACTATGGTAGTGACATCACAAACTTCCAAAAAACTCCCAATGTTGAATTATCATCTGGAACTGGTGCTGCTATCGTACCATCAATTGTTGAAGGTAGAATTACTGGAATTCAAATTCTAAATTCTGGTAGAGAGTACGCAGATAGTCCAAATCTAATTATTGAAGATTCATCTAATAGTGGTGTCGGTTGTAAGTTAAGGGCTATTGTTGTTGATGGTAAAATTGAAGAAGTAATTATCATTAATTCTGGTATCAGCTATGGAGAAACCACTACAAAAATTAGAGTAGTTGATCCAGGCAGAGATGCTATCATTATTCCTAGGATTAGAGACCTAACAATCAACTTATATGCTAGGTTTGGATTCGAGGTTCTAAGTCAGAACAACTATAGAATTGTAGCTTATGATAGAAAGTTAAGAGAAGATATCTACAAGGACGACGGTAACATCCATTCCCCAATCATTGGTTGGGCTAATGATGGTAATCCAATTTATGGTGGTTTTGGTTATTCTGATCCAAGAGATACTAACTCTGGCATTAGGGCTATGAAGACCGCATATGTCCTAGCCCCTGATGATGTATTTGGAAGACCAAGACAACAATCATATCCAGCTGGATTCTTCACAGAGGATTATAAGTATGTTGATGAAGGAGACCTAGATGAGTATAATGGTAGATACTGTTCTACTCCAGAATTCCCTGATGGAGTATATGCGTATTTTGCTGGCATCGCCCCTGACGCCCAGTCAAGTGCCAGAGAACCACAATTCCCATACTTTATTGGTCCAGAGTTCA